AAGCTTTCATGAAACACCAGGAGATAAACGCTGCGCACCAGGGCTGCCCCTGATAATCCGGCTTAATATCTCGCCAGTATTTTGTATAATTATTTTCTCCGGCGTTTGCCGTCTTGCTGTCGAGCTGACTATTGCTTGCTTTTTCAAGATATCCGATTTCGTTTTTTGCAATCCGGATTAATTTGTCAATTGCGTTCATGCTCTTATCCTCACTTTCTGGAAAATATGTTTTTAATGCGTTATAAACAAATCTCTGCCTGTCCTTATATACTCCCACTTGATTCCCTGTGTCCGTCTGGCAGGCTGCATAGAGATTATCGAGTGTATATGGTTTCTGGGTCTTTGCTAAAATCCTTGTTACTGCTCCCTGCCCACCTTGGTGCCTAAAGTTCACACACATAGCTTGCGCTCTGGCGTCAGTAACGCCCTGTTTAAGGGCTTCATCTGCATAGGTGGCTAATTGTTCATCCATAAGGCTATCTTGGCATTTAACGCCAATTTTGGACGAAATAAGGGCAATTATGGTGTCGGCAAGCTGTGACACTCTGGAAATATTAAAGCATTCCCAATTTGCGGTCTGAACTTGTTCTAAAAGTCTGACCTTGTCTATCTTCTCCCACTGTTCCGGGTCAGCATCGTAAATCCGCTCCAGAAGCGTCTTGGCTTCGGTTGCGTACCATGCTCCTGCTCCAATCGTGATTGCGTGTTCATCTGAATTATTCTCATAGGCTTCCGTGAAGTCCGAATAATCCTGTTGTCCGTAAACCTGTCCGCCGGTTTCGACTGCGTAGATTATCTTTCTCAGGACGGCTTTCTGTTCATTTGTCATATCGTGTTGCTCCTTTCTGCTATTTCAGCTCATAGCCTCACGAAAAGGCTAGCTACGGTTAGGGCCGAGAGGTAGCTTTTTATGAAATTTTTAGTGAATTAAATGAGAAGACTATAATTTTTTTATTTCTATATTGAATTGAGCATATGAAAAGACAACACCTCTGCCCCAATTCCCGATTTCTATGGTTATGCTATTATCTGTCAGGTCACCTGTAACTGATACATTTCCATTATTTATTATCTCTGCGCGTTTTACTTTGTTATCCGACATACCGTAAATAAACGCCCCAAATTGTTTACTTTCGCTTCCAGTAAGCATTACAAATAAGCCTAGTTCTCTCATTAAAGTATTAGATGAATGTATTACTACTGCATTGTATGCAGTTCCATAATTCATAATACCCTTGCTGTAAATCGTCCCAGCCTTACTATTTAATTCATTAAGTGCCCCCAGAATTGTCTTGTTTTGTGTCTGCAAATTTTCAAATACTTTGTTTGCAATCTTTCCTATAATCCAATCTGACAACGCCGACAAACCAAGACGTTTGTTTGCCTTGCCTGCTGTATCAAGTACCATTACTTCATCGTTATCTGCGGGGTTTGTTTTTGTCGTATAATCTGTCCACTTTGGCATGACTGTTTCCTCCTTATACTAAATATTTGTCCCTGATATATTTTTTAACTGCATCAAGATGAGCCTGTACATCGTCATCCATCACAAGGAAATTCCCTTTATTGTTCTGGCTGACAACTTCTCCTGTTTCCTCGTTTACCTCAGAATAGGTGTAAGCAATGCGACTTCCTTCTCCGGTACTAAGATTCATAAAACTTGTTAAAATCTTCTTCATGATATTACCTCCATCTGATTGATAATGCTTAATCTGTCGTTAGTAAGTTCTGATTCATAATCTGGTTCCGAGACCTCTGTTTCTTCTGATTCATAATCTGGTTCCGAGATTTCTATATCTCTTGCGTCTGTATAAGCCGTATCTCCCGGGTCAGTAAATCGCATATGCTCATATTCAGCTTGTCTTGCTTTGATTTCGAACGAAAATTTAAGTCCCGGAGTTCCTTTTACAACAAAATAATTCTGCTCTTTCTCAGCTATCCAGCAGTCGCCCTCTCCTTCTCTTTGCAAGAACACATAATATTTAATGCCGACATTCGCAGATTCCTGAAAGATATCATCTATGTCAATCATACAAGTCCCGTCATCCGATATTACAGATTCACCGATATCTCCAAAGAATGGGGTTGACATTTCATAGCAGTAAAAGAGTTGCTCATCATAGTCTACCGTCGAAACTGATCTTGATTTTGTCCCGCTTACTTTCAACTTCCCTCTGATAGAAGCATCTGCAAGGTCCGTTCCCGTTCCGATGCTATAGAAATGACCACTGGCTTCTACGTGTGTGCCTGCTTTAACTTTTCCTGATGCTGAAACACTGCTCGCTGAAACGCTGCTCGCCGAAACGCTAGTATTAAACGAGGCTGAGCTTGCGTGTACGGTTCCTGTATAAAGATTGATTCCTCTGATTCGCGTTCCATACAACGTCCCGTACCCCGGCACATATATTCCTGTATTCGTCTCTGAATAGATTTCCCCAGCTGAAGCGTCTAGCGTTACTTCTCCATACGTGCCATTTGCTGAAAGCTTTTTATATCCAACTCCCCATCCAGCCAGATACCCGGTGTCAATATACGAGGCATTCAGATACACCTTGTTGTTATAAAGATATAGCCCCTGTGTTTCCCCGTTGTTGGTCAATTTATTAAAAATATCCAACTGGGTCATATCTGACGCGTCTTTGCCATCATCGCCTTTTTCTCCGTATACACCGATAACATGTGGAGTAGTGTTCACACTCGTTCCGTCCGTGTATGTGGTTGTCTGATAATTCCACAAATATCTTTTAGATGATGTTGGTGTCTGCACAGATTCCGTCCAACCTGATGTGGATGTTGTCACACCTGATGAACTTGAAGAAGCAAGGTAATGTTGCACAATTGCAGATACACCGTTTCCAGTATCGCCTTTTATCTTCGTCCAGCTGTAATCACTTGGATTTGTAGAATCATTCTCTTTAAAATCGGTATACTGCCCGATGTAAGTCTTGCCTGCACTATCAGACACTGAGAAACCTGTTTTTCCGTCAGAACTGGTCGCATAAGCAATATGGAGATAAGATGTTTGCCCGTTATCTCCATTTGTTCCAGGGATTCCTTGTGCCCCGTCCTTGCCTTCAAATCGACTCCATGTGTATTTGCCAGGGTCGTCGCTATCCGCTTCTGTATAGTCCACATAAGTGCCAATATAGGTACTTGGCGTTTCACTCATCTGACTGGAAGAAGTCGGGTTTGCAACAGAACTATATTTGATATGAAAATAAGATGTCTTTCCGTCCTGACCGTCTTTTCCACTTATTCCGTCTTTTCCATTTATTCCCTGAATACCCTGTAATCCCTGAATACCCTGTTTCTGTTTTGCAATTGCAAACTGCTTCTCAACAGAGAGATTATTATAAGAAACTGACACCGTAATAATTCCTGTATCAGATGAAAGTGCCGTTACTGTATATGTTGCTCCTGATTTTGAACCCGTAACCCCGCTTCCGGCAGTAAACGTTATAGTTGCGCTGTTTGTAACATTCTCATCGCCATACAACGCCGTCACCGTCGTTTTGCACTCAGGGAATGCTGTGTAATTACCTTCCGCATCCGTTGGAATACCCTGATACTCATTCGATAATGTTACATTTAGAGTCTTATATTTCTTCGCTTCTTCCGTAGCCGCATCCGTGGCAATATCGGATACGCTCTTGCCCTGCAAAGAAAATTCGGTGGCAAGAATATGAACTTTCCCGTTATCATCAATGTATAAGGTTGTTTGGTTGTCCTTATCAATAACCTTTATGCCTTTCGCATTGATAAATTTGCCTGCCAAAACGCCTGCAAGGATGTAATTTGCATTGATATACAGTTTCTTGTCCTGTATATAAATTCCCTGGTCTTCACCGCCGTTCGTCAGCTTATTAAATACTTCATCCTGTCCAAGGCTTGTATCATACTCTTTTACCGCATTGTCAATGTCAGTTTTATCGGCATATTTGAAATCAATCCAGTCAGTGTCAGTAAATGCGCCATCCGACCGGCTTCTAACCGCTGTTTTGATAGAAGCTTCGCCATCTGCTTTTGATGTGATCCAGAAATCTCCCATGTTGTATGGTGGCTTAGGCTGTTCGAAATAAACTGCTGCTTTCCCATCAATCTTATCAAACAGATAATCTGGGGCTTTCTGTTCAACCCATTCATTTCCATCCCACCGCCAGCGCGTGTTAGCGTTATTGGCGGTATTCTGCCAAAGGTCTCCTTTGTGGATATATTTACCTTTTTCCCAAACAATTAAAATCTCATTTCCGCCTACGTCCAGAATGGAATTGCCATCAACATCTGTCCACGGAATCTCTTCTGTTTCTGTCCATTCAAGCGCCGGGTCTGTATCCTGGCTCCAGGTCTGAATCTTGCCATCAAGTTGCTCTTGGAGGCTTTCAATCGTATCAGCAAAAACGCCCTTGATAAAGGTTGTAACTGCTGAATCATCTGTATACTTAGATGCTCTCACCCAGTCATCGGCGTCATAGCTTGCGCCCTCTGCCTTTGCCTTTTGACACTTAAGAATGTCCCCTGTCTTTCCCTGAACCCATAAATCGTCAATATCGTAAGGTGGAACCGGCTCTGCTCCGAAAATTCTCTTCTTTGCATTTGCCGTGTTTTGTGCCTGCGCCGCATCAGCCAGAGCTTTGACCACCGCAGTGTCTTTTACATAATCCCACTTGTATTCGCCATTAATCTTTGCATATCTGTAAGCCTGTCCACCATATTCTTCGTTGTTTACAATATAAAACAGGTCGCCTAAGTGCTTTTCTTTAGTTGCGTCATCTGTCCAAGTGGACGCCGGTTCATTATTGCCATCAGGAACATAGTCTCCAAAGAATGCTTCTATCTGTCCGTCAATCTGCTCCTGAAGAACTTTAATCTGCGGAGAATATACCTCTGTAATAAACTTCTCAACCTCGGCATTTGCCACGTTCTCAGGCGTTTTTCCTTTGATCGTGAGTTCTGTAGCATTAAGATTGACAGCCCCTGTCTCTGCGTCAATGCGGAATGTAATATTGCCGTCATTGTCTTTTGCCGTGAATCCCCTAGTGTTAATCCAGTCAGACTGAATGCCGATAGCATACAGAATGTTCAGCACTGCATCACCGTTGCTGTCAAATCCGGCTTTCCAAGTCCGGCCTCCGTCTACTGACAAGAAGAATCCATCAACACCCGTCTTGTAGATTACTTTAGAATCAGCAAGCGTAGGCTTGTCGTGACGATATGATACCGTCGAGCCGTCTGCCTGAATTTCTTCCGTATAGTAGAATCCAAGGGTGTTAGCCGCCAGTTCGTTCATCTGCTTTAATTTTGCATCATAGGCAGTAATCTTTTTCTCGGAATCTTTCTTTATGTTGTCGACCTCGACCTGTATGCTGTCTGGATAGTCAGCATCGATGTCTTCCATGCTCTTTGCATTACAAGAGAAGCTTGTACTGCCAGAGAATGCGAAGTCTACATCTGTCAGATATGAATAGTAAATATTGCCTTTAATGTCGGAAAATGTAATTCTATCTCCAAATGTGGCGTATCCGATTGCTATGCTGTCACAAGAGAATGGTCTTAATCTCATACCGACAAGTTCTTTTCCGATCAGGTCAACACCCGTCTGTTCATTGCCACTCAGAAGCTTGTTGTCAATCGTGATGACATATCCGTCCGTTCCGTACTTATATTCGGTTTCATTATCTACATACTTGACCCCAGTAACAACTACATCGTCAACATCATAGGTAAGGTTCCTGATAGCATTTGGTTTAAATCCTTTTCGTTCGAGAACTGTCTCGATCTCGTTGCTTCCAACATCAAGAATGGTGTTTCCGTTAATGTCGCACCATGGAACTGTTTCTAAGGTAATAGTGTCTGCACCATCGTCAAAAGTGATGATTCGCAAATTATCATTCTCATCAATGCGAGCGTTACCACCTGCCAAAGCTGCAACCATACCGATTACTGCTCTAAAAGTGGTGTTCTCCGGTTTCTTTTGCACCTGATAGTCTGCATTTTTAAATGTTGCGTCACCTAACACAATCCCGGTCTGCTGACAGGCATCTTCTAAAACCTCTCCGGCAGAGCATGGGAAAACAAGGTTTGTATTGTAGCCTGTCTCTGCCTTGCTCATATAGTCCAGCAAAGTGAGATTAATCTCATCGGACGTGGCAGGTTTTTTTGATACAATGAATGTACCGCGGCGAATGGTTTCCAATCTATCGGACAGTTGTGAATTTAAGAATAGAGTAAACTGTGCTCCGGCAAAGTTGTAGTCAGAAAACCTATCGTCATCATTGACCAATGCCAATGTTGCTGTTTTTTCAATGGCTACACCTATCGGGAAATCCCCGGAATCAGAAGAATCTACAATTCCGTTTCCGTCAAGATAGAAATCTTCTTTTTCCAGGCTTAAAGTTGTCCCATCACGCAGCACCGCATTCGCCGTAACATAATAGTTACTATTTAAGAGAGATTCTGTTTTTAACTGATTTGTAACATTAATCATACCGGTCGAATGCTCCTTACATTAATAGTTAATCCTGTCCATCGTTCCTCATTATCCTTGAGTGTTTGTGCTGCCATGTTGAAATTAGATGCATAGAACGTCTTGTCAATCCATTTGCCGGGGGTTCGAGGATCTTTGTGATGAAATGTGAACTGACTTTTGTTGATCATAGAGTTGAGAATCGTTGCAATCTCTCCCCATTTAAGCTCACCCCATTCCATGTCATATCCAGCGATAGTTCCCATCGGAGTGTTGTGCATAACAAGATCCTGGCTTCTCTTAGAGCTTTCCGTTGATGTAGTTGCGAATACCGGCTTATATGTGTCAGGGGCCTTTATAGTGACCCCATCAATCTTAAACTGTTCCTGTGCCATTTACACACCTCCTAACAAGAACGGATTTTGTCCGCCATTTCTGCGTCTCCTAAGCTCTGCTTCATCAATGATAATGTCTAATAGTTTTCTGCCAGATGCATTGACTGTAACATTGTAAGTGTTTCCATTTCCCTGTCCTTTTCCAGACTCTTCCCGGACAATCTGCCGTAGTAAGCTTTCCGGTGTTTCCAAGTTATTGCCTTTTTTCTGGTCGCCAAGTACTGCAAGGAATTCTGACCTTGGTGGAATAACTGCACCACTAGCCAGATATGGGATAGTTCCGATACGTGGAAATGTTGCATGAAATCCAATAGTCTTTGAACCAAACGGTGTTGGAACAGTCCAAGGCCCAAAGGAGAAAGCCGATTCAATTCCGCCAATCGCACTATTAATCATTCCGACTGCGCTATTAACAATGCTTATTGCTTTATTAATTGGCTTTTTAATAAAGTCCACAATTCTCTCGAACGCAGATTTTACTGCATCTCTGGCGGCGTTAAATTTATCAGTAATAGCAGTTTTTATTGCTTCGACCTTAGTAGATATAAAGGTAGTAACGCTTTTCCATACTTGGGATGTTTTATCCTTTATGTTATCCCACACGCCTACGACCTTAGTCTTTATTGTATTAAACACTGTTTTTACTGTGGTTTTAAGAGCGTTCCATAATCCAGAAAGAGTCTTTTTAATCGCATTCCAGACCGTCGAAGTTGCTGTTTTGATCGCATTCCATGCAGTGTTAATAACACTTTTTATTATACCCAGTGCACCTTTTATTATGCTTTTAATCGCACTCCATGCACCCGATATAACGTCCTTGATAAGATTCCATACTCCACTTGCAATTTCTTTTATTCCCTGCCAAGCCAGCTTCCAGTCTCCCGTAAAGACACCAACAAGAAAATCGATGATTCCGCTCAGTGTATCTGCCACATCACCGATTATTTTAATCAGTGATTTTATCACTTTCATTGCTGTAGTCCCCACAACATCAATTATCTTCGCAACAACCGGAAGCAAATTCGCGATTATCCAGTTAATTAAAGGAGCTAACACCGATTCCCATAGAAGTTTCAGAGAATCAATGAGTTTTCCGAGAAATGTTTCTATCTTTAAAATTGCGTCCCCTAATGGTCCCTCTAATAGCCCTTTGAATTGCTCTGCCAATCCTTGCAGAACTGGAAGAATATAGGTGTTGTATCCAGTTATCAGAGTCTCAAATATGCTTGATAATCCATTCGCTATAGAATCAAAAAACGGTTTTATATGTTCATCGTATAACCTCGATATTGCGTCGCTAAGGGTTTGAATAACTGTTAGAACACTACTTGTTACGGTTTCTATTACTCCGAGGCTACCCTCGATTGCTGACTTTAAAATGTCCTTATTGTCGATAAAAGGCTGCGCAATCATGTTCAGAATATCTCTGCCAAGTTTCGCAGCTGTTTCCGTAAGAGCCATTCCAATTTCAGCAAAGATTCCAATTAAATTCGCTGTAATTTGTTGCGCAGTTTCTTCGCCGAAAACTGAGAAAACATCAGCAAAAGCAACTGCAAGGTTTCCGCCTATTTGTGCAATTTCAGAGCCGATATTGAACATATCTATCAGATAGTTCTTTATCCTTTGCGTGTTCTGCTTTAAAAACTTTTCGATTCCGCCTATAATGTTTTGCGCAATTGTTAATCCGATTCTGGCAAATGAGCCGGCAACTTGTCCAATTGCATATGCGAATGAATCGAAAAAATTATTTGCTGCTTTAGCAACTTCTGAATCAGTGAAGATATCCTTTAAAGATTTCCATATGGAATCGAGATCCTTTTTTATTCCGTCAAGAATTGGTTCGTAATCTCCTAATCCATCCCAGAATCCTTTTGCGATTAACTTAGCCAACTGTTTAAATCTGTCGATTATCTTTTTTAGCGGTTTTGACATTTTATCAAGAACTGTCTCACCCTCTGCCAATTTTCCATAATCAACATTTTGTACAGCATCTTTCATCTGATCTGCAAGTCCACCAGTTGTACTCGGCGTTTTTGATGATGAATCCGCACTTTTATCCGTTGAGTAATTATTTATTTCGTCGAGAGGACTAAGATATCCTTTTGCCGCCTTAGTGGCTTTCTTGGTTGCGTCCGCTGTATCATTTGTTGCATCTGCCAGCTTTTCGGCATTGTCGGCAGCATTTCCATATTGGTCTGCCGTATCAGCCATTGCATCTGTCCCGGCAAGACCTGCGCCACTCGCGCCTGTCTGGCCAGATGATTTCTTTCCGGTGATTAACTCCGTAAATGACTTGAAGGCATTTGCCAGAGTTGCTAACTTACCGAGCAAGATATTAATAACTTTCAGAACAGGAGTGAAGAGATTGATTAATCCCTGTCCAACTGTCGCCTTGAGAGATTGCAGCTGTAACTGCATTACTCTTACCTGGTTCGCCCAGCTGTCTGAAGTACGGATGAAGTCTCCAGATGCGGCAGACAACTGTTTCTGTACAAAAGCCAGACGAAGAGCCACTTTCTCCTGCTCGGTCATAGCAGATGTGGTTTTCCCGTATCCATTAGCCAATGCATATTCATCAAGTGCATTTTGAGTCATTACAACCCCAATATCTTTTAATGTTTCTGTTTCACCAGAAAATACAGACTTTAACTTGATATATGCTAAATCCTGACTAATATTGTAAAAAGAAGCTACATCTCCTGCTAACTGGGTAAGCTGTGTTGACATATCGTAGGCCTGTGATTCCGTAAAATTAAACTGTTTTGCCATTGATCCAAATAAGCCTACATATTTTTTTGCCATTGTTTCTGACAAGCCTGCTGTCTTTACTGCTTTTTTTGAAAACTCGTTAACTTTTTCAGTCATATTTGGAAAAACTACATTCACAACACTTTGAACTTCGTTTAAATCTGAACCAAGTTTTGTACACTCTTTTCCAAACTGCGCCAGTTTTCCAATTGCGAATACTCCGCCAATTAGTACGCCTAATTTCTTTACTACGCTACCAAGCCCATTGAATGATTGCCTAATTGCTGATACGCCGTTTTGCACGCCTGATGTGTCCATTCTGGTATCAATAATGACTGAGCCATCAGCAGCCATGTGTCCACCTCCTAACTATTTGAGGTTCAACATCTCATTCAGCTTATCTTTATAAGCTTGCTCCTCGTCGCTGAGACGTGTTTTTATGTCAATAATATTCTTATTTTCCTGATAGAATTTCTTTTCCCATTTATCGAGCTTTTCACCCTTCGCCTTTTTAGAGCGGATTCCAACAACCGTGTTGAACAGACACTCTCCAGACTCCATAAAATATCCGAAGAACGTCCACCAGTGCATATAAGGTACTGTTCTGATTTCTTTACCGGCAACCTTGTTTACCGCCGGAACAATCATATCTCCATCCTGCTCCCAGTCCATCAAACGGGGTTTAGGCTTATTCGGACTATCGTCAGTTTGTCCACAGTCAATAAACTCGCAAGCTTTCTGACAAGCTTCCGTAAGATGTTCTGGGGGTATGCTTTGCCAATCCTCGAATAGAATCTGCAACATAACAACAGCTTTCGCTTGCTCGTCCAGTTCTGGGTCATTCATGGCTATGAGAATATCAATAATCGCTCGAAAATCTGTCCTGATAGAAAAATCCACCCCACTGATATCGAGTGAGGTGGGCAACTCATAGGCGGTCATTTTGTATATTTCTCCGTGTACTTATTGACCGCTTCCTGCATTTTTTTCTTTCTCTTTTCGATTTCCGGGCCAAGTGCTTCATTGATTTTGTCCAGAACGATATAGGCAAACACCTGACCATTTCCAAAAACAGTTGTTGCGGTAATTGGTTCTTTGAATAAATCCTTAGACGCTTCATATCCGAGCATATAATTGATTTTATCTTCAATCTGCTTATTAATCTCCGCCATCTCTTTGTTGGAAGAAACATTTTTAACAGATTCCTGAGCCTGCTCAAAGAAAGTTTCCAATTCTTCCGCTCTTGCTGCAACGTTAATATCAGTAGGGTTCAGTTTGAATGAAGAAAACACTTCACCCTGTTTGTTTGTAAATGTGAAAAGAAGAAATCCATCATCAATGTTTGTGTTAATTGTTTTTGCCATTTTCTATACCCTCCTAGTAATCATTCGCTGTCAGCTGTGAATGTGCCGGAACTGATATCAAACTTTCCTTTTACACGTTCGCCGGTATAATTGACGGTAAATGGAATCTGATATCCAGATGTGTCACCGCCGTAGGAGGTCGGCACAACGTAGCAGTCCTGCTGATATGCTTCATACTTGCCTGCTGTAGCTTCCGTCCAGAGATGGACCTCAACTGCTTTTGTTTTGAGATTATCGTCTTTGTATCTGTTGTCTACGATCTTCTGCAATGCTGTGAACAGATCAGAAGTAGTGTCTGCATAGAATGGATCAGCGTCAGAAGAAACTTCGTAGCCGTTATGTTTGAATGTGGATTCTCCAAGAATGTTTTTAGAGGTTTCGGTGTCTGGATTGAGTTCAACATTGTACTCTTCCAGATCTTTTCCAAGACGTTCATACTTCGGTGTCAGTCCTCCGCAGAGGGAGCCTGCGTCGATATAATGAGCCATATATTTACGGTCAATTTTTCCTGTAACTGGCATAGAAATGTCCTTTCTGCCTATAACTTTAAAAGGCTGTGTAGGTTAGCGACTATCTCCAATTGATAGCCGGTTGTTACTTGTTATATTGCTTCGTAAGTATTTTCGTAGCGCACCGACAATGGTAACAACCAGTCCTGTACGCCGCTCTCCTGCGGTTCTAAACCATAGGAGTTGTCACGTGTGATACGTTTTATCACTCGCCCCTGTGAAAGCTCTGGAAACACATTTAAACGCGTCTCAGAGCCATTTATAATAACTGGTTCCCGGCATATCCATTTACCGAGATTGTCAAGGAACTTCTGAACAGATAGTTTCTGCCTTTCTTTGTCAGATGCTGTACGATATACCACGTAAAATGGATACTGGCATACCTGATGCATCGTTCCGCAAACGTCTTCTTTCTCTGAATAGATCAACGCCCCGTTGTCTGCCGAGAACGCAATTCCTGATTCCTTGCTAAGCTCCTCAAATTTGATTGTTTCATTTTCATACAGTCCCGGATACTGGTTTAGAAGTGCTTTCATGGCATCTGTCAGAATCTCATATCCAGTTGCATCTTTTCCGATAGGTTTATCCGCCATGTCTGCCACCTCCTGCCTGTGCTTTTACTTTACGAATCCATGTGTCGCCGTATTGTCGTTTAGCGGCATCGAACCACTTTGCTTGTGCCTGTGGGTGAATTTGTTTGGTGTATTCAAGATTTTCCTTTGCGGCTGTCTGACCAGAAAACTGACTAACAAGAACTTTCTTTGCTCCACGTCTTGCGTAGGGACTTCCAGTTGCTTCATCAACCATTCCTTTCCCCTCGTACAGAAAACGCCCATAAGGAGCCGCCGCCGCGCATACTTTCCCAGTTCCTTGCAAAGATGTACTCTCAACTCTTGTCCGATTGATAAAATTTCCGGTAATCATTGGCATAAATGGAACCATGCTGTCCATGACCATCCCATCAAGGAGATACTGAGCTTCTTGATACTGCCTGGAGAACCTGTCCATATTCAGCTTTATTTTCATATCTCCATCAACTATGGAGAATCCTTTAAAATGATGAATCTTACTCATATTACTTACCCAGAATCTCAAAATGTGGAATTAGCGTATACGGACCGCCAACACTGGTAATCTTAAACACGTTATCCTTGTTCTCATTCATGTACTGGTAGAATCCATTTCGATAATCACCATCAGTTACCGTTCCGCCAGTCCACTCACCCTCCCAGAAGAACGATTCATCTGAGAATGTGATAGTATCTTCCAGAGCGTTGTTAATCTGCTGTTTCCACTCTTTAACTGGCACCCATGGGAGAATCTTACCATTCTTGTCAGTAATGGTTATATCGCCATTCTGAACAGTATAACGAATGTGTAACTGTGCGTTGTCAGTTGCGTCTGGTCCGTACTTTTTAAGAATTGCCCCCTTGTCCGTAATGAGGTCAACGCCGGATAAAACATGAGGATACCAGTACGCATCTCCTGTCGTGGCTGATTCGTAATAGTCAAAAATCGTCACCGTTTTTTCGTACATGATACCCTCTCCTTAATTATTCTTTCTGCACTGTCTGCTTAATAACCTGATTCACTCCGGTTGCCGACAATCCGTTAAACATACCGACTGCAACTGCTGTGATATAATCCGTTGCCGGGAAATCCGGGATAACTCCCATTCCGACTGCTCCGAGAATCCCACCAATAACCGCCATGATCACCGGAATCCATTCATCAGAGATTCTTTTTGATGCCTTACAGCCCATTCCTACGATGTAGCAAATCATAACGATTGCGATACATGAGCCAAGTGTTGAAATGTCCATAATCATACCTCCAAATCAACTTTTTCCATAACTGCCCTTGCTTCCAGAACAGCAATATAATCCGTCATTGCTCTTACCTGCATATTGTAAGTGCTTCTCGGACAAGTAGGAGTAAATGGGAGTTCCCCTTTGTCCCACTTTTCAAGCATATTCGCAAGTTTCTTATATCGAACAACCACCTGCATATACTCTGCCTTAAAGCGTTCCTTGTAATCTGCACTGTTCATCATTTCAACTGTCTGTTTTAATTCCATTATTCAGATACCTCCTTAAATTCTTCTTCAAACTCATCCTTTACCATTGTATCGAAATACCCTTCTTCATCACGCAAGACGTAGTCTCCGGGCTCTACGAGTACCGAATCAGCCATTTCGCCATCTCTAAATGGAGCAGGATATGCGGAAATCTCAATGTTAGGTGGGTTAAATTTGTTATTAATTTTTACCGAATTGCCAACAAATTTTTCAATTTGAGCTATACCTTTAGGAGTGGCAAAACACTGAATAGCTTCAATTATAGTCGGTTTTATTCGTACATATTTCATACTCACACTCCCGCATACAATATCGGTATGCCATCATCCGTCCTTACTCCCATCAGAAGCGGCAAAGCCGTCTTTAAGAGTAAGTCGTTCGTTTTCTGCGCATCTCCGGCGGCGGCATATACCGCGCTCCATTCTTTTGCACTCGCCCCAATCTGTTGAGGTGTTGCGTAAGAGATGGATTCACTGCCAGAAGATACAGATGTTACAATGCCTGTTGAGATGTTCCCGACATTTATGTCGGTTACATTTGCCGATGCCTGATTGATAGCATTCTTTTCAGCAAGCTCAATCTGATACATTAATTCAGCCAATGAACAGACCGCCTTTTTGATGCGCTTCTGTGAGCGTTCATTTTCTGGCAGTCCATCCACCAGTCTGTCAAACGTCATTGCGTCTATAAAATCACTAGCTTTTTCTGCCAGTCGTGGGAAGTCGGTTTCTGGCACGACATTGCCGAATGATTCTGTATAGAATTTATAATCTGCATAAGCCATGCCAGTTACCTCCTGTGTTTATGATTTTGCTGTTACGCTCGCACTTCCGGCATTCAGTGCCTTGTATGTTCCATCGCACTCAACTACTGTGATCTTCTGTCCGGTTGCCGCCTTGATGTCAGCTTTTCCGTCCCAAGAAGTCCAGTTCCTGAGGTTCTGTCCATATCCAACAGTTACTGCGTCTGTTGCAACTTTGTATTTGTATACGTTGTTGGAGTTTTCCTTAGCCGGATTTACAGTGATTTTTGTATCACCAGTTACTGTTCCTGCCGCAGATGTTACTGTCAGAGTACCAAGTGTTGGTGTCTCATCAATGGTGATTACTGCGATTGCGTCAATGTACTCCGCAAAAAGAGTAAGTCCCATAACTGCGAACGCTTCGGACACTGCTGTGTGATAGTTGCCCTGAGTGTGGAATCCGATCAGGTTTGTCTCGCCAGATACGGTATACACCAGACCTGCTCTTGCAAAGTCAGATTCGTTCGGGTCAACATAGTAAAGTACGATGTTCTCGACAGGGGTAGCAATAACCTGTCCTCTCGGGATTTCGCTGTCGGATAACAGGAAGATAGTATTGAATCCCATGAAATCTTTCATGTACTGGAAGCCGAACTGGTTCTGAATAGTGATCTCAGCCGCTCCAAGATATTCATATACGTCCAGAATGTTCACAAATCCAACAACGCCAGTCACATTTCTGTGCATCTGTTTGAATTTGTTTTCTACACGGCCTTTAGCCATTGCCAGAGCCATCTGGAATGTTGTTTCTGTGGAAGTAAGCGTACCGGTTTTCAGATAATCATAGAATCTGCCGGTAACGTCAGTCTGAAGCTGGAAAAGGAATTCATCATCAGTCATCTGAACAGCGTTCTCATAACCGTGATCCTTGATTGCTTCGATAGATACAGCCTTTGCGTACTTTTCAATAGTCATTTCCGCATAGGTCTTTTCTTTTACAGTAAACTTGCTGTAAGGGATTTCCTCACCCTCTGCCACTTTTCCGCTCTGTAAAGTACCCTCTGCGTATTTGGACTTGAGTACAGCACCCGGCTGCTTTTTGATAGGTCTCATGATACCCAGAATCTCACGCAAGTGTTCCCAGTTTCTTTCGAATCTGGTAACAAAATCAATCTCACGTGCCGTTACCTGGATATCATTAGTCATAATAAGATTTGTTTTTGCTGGCATAAAAAATCCTTTCTACCCATAATTGTTAAGGTATTGGGTTAGCGGCTATACTCTGGTGTATAGTCGGTGTAAAAATCACTGGAATAACTGGATATTCTGAGCAATTGCAGCCTGTCTCTCGGACGGGTCTTTGATCGCTTCGATATCTTTTTTGGTCATACTTCCCGGTGTCTGCTGCTGTCCAACGTGAGTGGTAAATCTTGCCTGGTTCTGCTGAGCCTGCTGCTGAGATTCGTCCACAAAAGCGGATGCATCAGACTGTTTCATCTGCTCAATCAGATCATTTAATCCGAGAATTTTGCCGTCTTTCAGCTTTAATCCTGCTTCTTTGATGTCTGCCATGACTGATTTCTTTGCCGCTTCGCTGGAAAACTTAACGTCATCGAGTGCCACTTTCAGAGCATCCGAGAAATCACGGTCGTAGATTTTTGCATTGAATTCTTTCTCTGCATCTGCCGCTTTCTGTTTCCAAGTCTCTAACTCGCTTTTAATATTTGCCGGGTCGATACCGTCAAAACTTTTTAAGGTTTCTTCTGCTGTCTCAGCACGTACTTTCCAGTCATCACGTTCTCCCTCGACTTTTGACAGAGTTTTTGCAACTTCCTTTGCATTCTTGTAATTCTCAGAGAGTGCTTTCTTTACATCTGCCTGTTTATCCTCCGGGATTTCAATTCCAAATGATTTTAAAGTGTCAATAAGTTTCTGCATAACATCCTCCTGGTCGTGTTTATTGACCTGCCGCCGCAGGTAAATGGATTAAGCCAGTTAGACCACTGGCAAGGTAATCGGAAAGGCAGGAATCGAACCTGCGACCTCACATTTACAGTGCGATCTACCACTGAGCTACATTCCGTACCGCCTATAACGGCCAGTTCTCTGAAAAGAAACTGGGTTGATTCCCACATCACATGCTTTCGGACCGGATGAAAATATCCAGATAAGCATTAACCTTTCCATCGTAAAACACATGAACTAGATGGTTCTTTTAGAATTGCCGACTATCACTTCTCACGGCCCGTGGTCTCATCTCTCTAAAAAGTTTTTTACGCAAACGCCTAGTGAGTTGTACGTTTACGCTCATGCGTAAATCCACCTGAGACATAGACCGCCTGTATACAAACAGCTTAACTCTAAGCGGATTAAAGCGGAACGCCCGGAATCGAACCGGAGACCAGAGCGCGACTCTGTCAGTTTTCCACTAGCGTACATTCCACATAACCCGGATTCCCGGGTTAGCAAGGTGTTTAACGTGTCATGCCTGCCACGAGTTGTTTCGGATATTTATTTCTTTTTTAAAAGAAAAGTATGAATAACAAAAACCTTAATCAAGGAGGTGAGCCATCTTGCGTGCCAGATGGCAAATACGCACGACAGGATTCGAACCTGTTCAACTTTCCGTTAAAGCGTGCGTACCAGCTACTAAATTAAAGGAAGGAGGATTAAAACGAAAATGTCAAAAACAACCGTTTTACTTGTGCTTCCTGCTGCACAATTACATTATAACAGATTTCTTTTAACTACCTCTCTACCACTTTTGTGTTTTTAGAGCATATCACGGAGTTTTTCTACGTATCTCTTGACAAGATCACGTTCTTCCCGGCACTCTGCATCCTTGGACATATCACTCATTTCTGTTGTAAGTTCGTCCAGATGTTCTTCCAATGCGGCGAGCATCTTTCTTTTGCAGTCTTCAGACTTGCCGGAACGATAGCTCTGTTTCTGTGTCATATAGTCGTCATAAGCATCTCGCCCATCAGAGCGGCTGTAATGCCCTCTAACATAATGCTCGCCACGTCTGGCATAAGAACTGCCCCGGTCGTAATCCGGCATCATTCTGCCATCATTTGCGATGTATCTCCCCATGCTGTCACGCTTTCTTCCACGTTCACTGTAATCGTCATTGTATCCGCCACGCATCTCATCAAGGACAGTGTTGTAGTACTCTACTTTCTTATCCCAGTACTGCGTATTCTTGATATCTTTGTACATATCAATCAGTTTGTATGTCATTTCCAAGTTCCCAGTGGTCAGCCCATTATCAGCAATTTTGGACAGCTCGTCTTCGATTCTTGCGCATAAGTCTTTAATATCTCTCATAATCACACCTCCTACGCTTCTCTGGTTACGACAATGTTTGCGTTCGCAACAGAAATAGCCTGATCGCTTGTGTTTTCTACCGCGATATTAACGCAGCATCCGTGAGGCACATCAATATAGATGCCAGAGGACACATTATTGTACTGATTTACTGCTGCCGGTGTGGAAATCATCTGGGAAGAAAGAACCGGCTCACCAGAGATTGCAATTGCCAGAGAAATAGCTCCGACAGTACCGCCTGTTGGAATTGCGATATTACCAGAAAAATCCACGAAGAATCTCGCTTTACACTGGTTAGTCAGTCCTCTTAGAGTGATGATTCCGCTTCCCTCTCTGTGCTGAATGCAGTTAGAACCCTTAACTGCTGTATTTGAAAATACTACGTTTCCATTTGCTGCTACAGTCTGAGCAGCTACACTTGTAAATTCTGCCATAATTTTTACCCCTTTCATATCACAAAAGGACAGGTCTCAGCCTGCCCCTCTGTGTAATACGGCATAAGCCGACATCCGAAATCAATCGAAAGATACTCTCGATATGAAGTTGCTAGCAATTACATCCGGTGTTGCATCCACATCCGTAATATGTGTTCGGGTTAGGAACCTGATATGCCGGAATCGGTGCTGGATTAATCGCATTAATGAGCTGCTGTGTCTGTGAAGCCATTGCAGTTGTGAGAAGTGCACTCTGGCGATCCTGAGATGCAGCACGTCTGAGATCATTGTTTTCAGCCTGCAGGCTAGAAATCTTTTCATTGCAAAGATAATCAAGAATAGCTCTTGTTCCAGCGTTCTGGCTGTCAATAATGTCTCTTGTATTGCTGTTCATGGTGTTCTGCAATGCGCAGGTGTTCTGTGCCATATTGTAATTTACGCCCTGAATTGCTTCTCTGGTTTCGCAGCAACAGTTCGCAAGCTGTGCCTGTAAAGCATTAGTATTCTGCATATTAGCCACAGTATCGGCATTAATAGCCTGCTGGATTCCGAAGCCGGTCTGCATGATGTTTGTGTTGATTCCATTGAATCCGGTAAGCATACCATTGTTCATGGCATAAAAGCCATCGCACAGGCCACTGTTGATTCCATCAAGTTTGCTGATTACCGCTGAATTGTCGAATCCTCTCTGAATGTCTGCCTGAGTAGCTGCTGTGGCTGCATATCCGCCGCCATTGCCATTATTGCCCCAGCCGTTGTTTCCCCATCCGAAGAAAGCAAAAATGAATAAAACAATAATCCACCAGCTACCATCTCCGCCAAACATGCCATCATTATTTCTACTATTTCCAGTAGCAGCGGCAATATCTGCTAAGCTATAATTTCCATCCATAATATAATCTCCTTTTTGTGTATTTACATCAATCTGGCCAGATTGTAATGTACTATTTCATTCCTTTCAGCAGGCTTTGGAACTGTCCTGCCATCTGCTGAACCTGATTAAGCTGTTGTTGGGAAATCTTCCCAGACTGTAACATCTTCTCAACTTCTGCTTTCGGGTCTCCCTTAAAATTCTGCTTAAACTGCATAAACTGCTGTATCATCTGCATTGGTCCGTTTCCCTGTGGCATTCCACCACCGAGGGCATTGAATAATGGATTACTCATCTGCATTTCCTCCCTTGACCGCTGATTCCTGTACGGTATTAGCCCTAACAGGTTCAGAAAAAGAATTTAATCGGTTTATGATAGCTTCGTATTTGCCTTTCAAATCATCGTATTCCTGTCGAGTAACATATTTACTGTCCATGTTCTGAGCAGGCTGTTTAGGCGGCATCTGAGTGCCTACCTCGTGATATTCAAACGTCCGTAACGGCTGTGGCATACCGGAAACGTCTGTGGATTTTATGTAGAACTTTTCACTTTCACTGTCCATTAGTAAAACACTTGTCCCGGGTGCTACCAGATAGGATTTTGCACCCACTTCACCAGATACCCACAGGACACCATTATTGTTCTGTTGTGGTTGCTGTACTGGTTGAGCTGGCATCTGGACAGGCTGTTGCTGAAATTGATTCATCTGTCCCGGAACACCAAAACTATATTGATAAGGATTATTATATAATGCCATCTCGTACACCTCCTATGACTTATTCTATGACTTATTCTATGACTTTCTATAGCTATATTTTTACATAAAAAAAGAGCCTTAGACAGTTCGTCTAAGACCCATATAAGTATCTGAAAAGTATCAGCATACTTTAATTATTTTATTATTTACCCGGCGGCTCAATCGTTTCGCCGTAGATATGCTCACATTCATCTGTTCAGCACAGTATTCAAGCGTATATTCTTTACATCTCAGCCGGAACAGTCTTTCTTCGTCCGGCGTAAAATTACACTCTAACAAGAACCTGTCTATATCTTTCTTAGTGAATACATATAACTTCATGAGCATACCCCTTATTAATGCAATTAACGTTGATTCTGTGCAAGATAATTTGTAAGCTTCTGTTTTGTTTTTTTTAATTCCTCCACATTATTCCCACTGATCTGACTGTCCAGCATGGTTGATAACACTTCCAGAATTAATGAATCTCGTTCTGCAATCCTCTGAAGACTCTCGTAATCTCGCTTGTCATGCTCTTCCAGTGTCTCTACTCGCTTATTAAGTCGGAATGCCGGTGTAATCCACTTAAAGATTACAGCTGCCGCCCCTCCTATGATAGAAATGCCACCACAAATTGATAGAATTGTTTGTATTGCTTCAATAATATGCATATTGATATACCTCTTTAATATTTCATTGATTTGTGATATAATATTTGTGTACGGATAGGGTAGCTCCCGAAAGTCTCATGTCCTAGAGATTTCCGTACATTTATCAATAGGACACGCACACTGAAAGGACAGGTGTTATTTTTATGCAAGAAATTTGGAAAGATGTTGTCGGTTATGAAGGATTATACAAAATAAGCAATCTTGGCAATATTATTAGTGCAAGGAGAAATTACAATAAAGGATGCAAGTATTTGACTCCTTTTGAAAACGATGGTTACGATAGAGTAACACTTGTTGTTAATTACAAACGTAAGAACTATCTCGTTCACCGCCTTGTTGCAGAGGCATTTATTCCGAACGTGGAACAAAAAGAAGTAGTGAATCATATTGACGGGAACAAGAAAAACAATACTGTTGATAATCTTGAATGGGTCACGAAACAAGAAAACACTTTTCATGCAATAAATACAGGATTGCGCTCCGCTTCTGTCCCTCCTCATGGAAATTATAAGAGAGGAAACAGTCCAAGAGCAAAAGTTGTTTATCAATATGACTTAAACAATCATTTTATCGCTGAGTGGAGTTGCGCAGAAGATGCCGCAGACCACGTAAACGGTCGAAAAGATAGCATCAGTCGTTGCTGTCGTGGTGAACGTCGAACTCACAAAGGTTTTGTGTGGAAATACAATAAAACATAATAGTGGATATTTATCCATTTTTTTCCCAATAATAAATCGGTATTTCGTTTCCGCTATTCCATGTATCGAAATATTTGCCTTCTTGCACTGTCACCACATGACCATCTATACAGAGAATGTATGTGCCTGTTGGATGATCTGCGCAAAAGTCATTGACTGTATAAATATATCGCTCCGACTGTTCAATCAGTTTTCGCCTGTATCCATGCTTATAGAGGTACGCTCCCCAGACATAATTTGCGCTCGGCATATCTGACAGAGTACATGCCTGTATCATTAATCCGGCGAATACTGTTTCCCAGTCGAAGCCAGTTGCTTTACATATTGCCCGGACAACGCAATCTCCTGTTCTCTTATCCTTAACAGGATTTGGATTGAAATATTCCCATCTATCCATCAGTCAATCCCCTTTGCTGTTTTATATCTCTTTGCCGCTCCTCTGGCTTTTGCGGCGTTCTGACGGTTCCACTTCGCAATCATAAGGCGGTCTTGCAGTTCCCTCAGGCCATTCTGTTTGCAGTAATCTTTGTATGCAGCATTTTGTTTCTGTAAGAGATAAGACTTCCGGTCAAGGTCTTGTTGGAGTGCAAATCTTGCCTGTTCGTCCTTGCAGTTATTAACCGCCGCTTGCATTCCGAGAACTTCTCTCTTCGTTTTGCGGATTCTCCGTTCATAAGTACGTTGCCGCTGTTCTTTTTCGTACTGTTTACCTTTGTCGGCTTTGTCCTGCGCTGATAATTCCGCATAGGGATTCGGCATTCCTTCCACCCAAACCGAAAAATGATGCCTGCAATTTACTCCACATATTCCATCGGCTTCGCCATAATGACAATTTTCAATAAAATCAGGATAAGTATGTTTTTTATTCATAAATAGCCACCCCATAATTACTCAATATTTGTATATCCCCAATATTTTAATTCCATTTGTTTCCTTGCCATCACTGCTTCTTCTTTGGTTTTAAAAACTCGATCTTCTACGCGTTTTCCGCCTACAGAAATATAAGCTCTCCATTTTGAATGATTATTGTCAAATAAAACTCCCTTTATACCACTTTTATTGTTCTTGTTTAATGTTGTGGGATTTTTTATGTTTTCTACAATTTCGTCAAAAGTCCATCCATGATTAAGCCTTTTTCTTATATATTCACGATGAACGCCAAAGAAATGTTCCCATTCACCTACGGTTTTTGTATCTCCTTGGTATTTAATTTTCCAACTGCTTTGTTTGTTGTTGTTTTGCCATTCTAATGGCACCCACCGACAATTATCAGGAGAATACCCTTTATTAACATCTATCCTGTCTATTGTAAGTTCTTTTTCGTACCCGCTTGTGTAAGCCCATAATAAAAAAGGTTTGAATTCTTTCCATTCATCACATACTGTTATTCCTCTATCAAAATACGCCACTTTGTTATGAGGCTGTGCCTTTTCAGATGTTCTTATTTTCATGCCTGCCCATATTTTGTATAATCGAGTTTCTGCCATTCCGTGAGAATATCTGTAGGATTTCCCTGAAAGTGGTTTTTCTTTTTTACCATTTTTAATACAAAATTCTTCAAAAGTCATTGTGCTTTCTCCTTTCAACTGCATTTATCTACATTCAATTATATCATTATTTTATTTTAATTGCAAGTAGTTGAAAGTTATGATAAACTTTAGTATGAAAGGAGTTGAATAAAATGTCAAATAACAGAGGTTTAAAAAACCGTGTAGCAATATCAAATGCTATTGATCGTGAAATTTATGAAAAATTAAAATCGTATTCTGATGATACTGGAATACCTATCAGCAAAATACTCGATAAAGCAATTTCATTGTATCTCGATTCTGTTAAAGATAAGGCTTGATTTCTTTTAATTTTTCCCAGTCTATAGAGAATACCTGCCCTTGCCACACTTCATGGCTTGGGCGGCTTCCTATATGCGCCGATGTCAGCACTAAGCCATATCCCATTTCTTTCATTCTTGCCAACTGAATATCAGCGCACGCCTGTGCCACGCCAGTTCTGACAGAGCGTGCAACCGCTGTTTCAATTGTATCTTTTCTGCCGGATGGATATGTTACCGTAACGCCATTGCTTACAACATTGTTAACTGCTTCTCTAATCGCTTGCGTATATCCAACTGCCCCAGTCATCACATGATTGTATGCAAGGTCACACTGGTTGATATACAACGCCTGAGCAGCACTTGCAGTTGTTCTCGTGAAGTTCTTCCACTCGCCCATGGTTGCAAGCATATTTCGCTCCATGAGTCTTATCATAGCTGGCGACTGTTCGAGCGGTACAGGGCTTAATCCTGCCGCCTTGTATATCTTATCATCATAATCGAGGGCAGTGATTCCGGCATCTTCAAACGCCTCTTTTAGTTCTTCCTGCTGCCGCTTGGTATATTTAGACAGCTCTGCCAGAATGTCTTCTAACAGTTCACCAGATTCCTGTAGTGTTCTGATTCTCCACGCATCGGCATTGGTCAGAATATAATCCTCACCTCTTCCGATTCTTGCCATCATTCGAGATACAATCTCAGATATAATATACTGGTGTAACTCCTCAGCAATCTGTTCACTGCCTTCTGTGATTCTGCGCAAGTACTCTGGACTAAGCATATATTATTCCTCATCGCCGAACAAAGTCGGTTCGTCTGGCTGAGCTTCTTTGACCATTGCTTTCGCATCTTCCTCGGTCATTCCTTCAAATTTTACGAAAAACAGCCATGCTGGAACCTTTCCCTGTACAACATACTGCCACCATCTTGCACGGTCTTCTTCTCTGTTGTAGGTTATGTCTCCGAAGTCGTATGTTGTTTCATAAACGCCCACCGGAGTTAGATCGTACAGGTCGGCAAAAACATTGAGTGCATAGATTACGCCATTCAGACAATCCTCCAGCTTATCCCGAACGTCCTTAATAAACTGAATTGTCCGGCGGTCGTCCGCTTCCACCTGCGTAGCCGTCACCATTCCAGTTTTCTCGTTAAACACAAAATAACCACTGCTAAATCCACATTTGTAGCTAAGCTGTGACAGTAGCGCATTGATTCCGGCCAACCGTGCATCCGTGTTGAGCTGTGGATTGATTTCCTGATAAAACTCTTTTTCGTCCTGTCCGAACACGTTCTTGACATAATGCGGCAATTTCATCTCGTTTCGCCTGTTCTCCATACCTCGTGGTGACATGGCTGAAACAGGTGTACCGCTTGGCATCAGTAGTCTATCATCTAACAGAGCAATCTTCTGAGAGTCTTTAATTTCCCCCGCGTTCCGACTATACGCAACATCAATGTCTCCCAGCTCCTCAATGCCTTCAGCAAAAACCGGCAAGCCCAGTGGTGTGCTAATATCCACATTGTTCGCCTGTGGCGTCCGTAGAACTCCGAAAAGCGGTCCGTCCAGCTTTTCTCCGTTTGCCTTGAGAATCGGTGGCGTATCTGCCATGAGATCAGCCCATTTGGTCTGTTTAAGGTCAATCTTATTGCCAATTGACTGAGGGGATTTTGATACATAGGCTCTATTAGAAACATAATATGGGTAAGTTGTCACGCCGTCCACGGTGGTTTCAACAAAACGATGATATTCAAGCCGTGTATAGTATTTTCGTCCAACAGTATAAGAATCCTTGAATATAATCCCTTTTATTTCCTGATTGTCATAATCCACAATCATCACATCTGCCGGAGTAAATACGTCAAGGCTCTCACCGTTCGGCTTGATGAAAACCGTTCCATAGGCGCAACCGTACTCTACCCAGTGACGTATCTGAAAATATACCTTGTTAATCTGTTTCTGAAGCCATGTAGCCCTTGCGGAACCGCCGATCTGGATGCCGATTGCCAGCGTTGTGAGCCGTGCTGTCTCTGAGCAGACAGTTTTCGCGAAATTGATCGTCTTGATATTATCCTCATCATCCAGCCATTCCGGCGCACCCCTATAGATGTTCGCACACCGGTTAATCAGTGATTCCATCTCCGGGAATTCTGCCGCCTGGATATTAAAGTCCTCTTCGGCTTGTTTTTTGAAAATCATGTTAAACCACCTTTTTAGTGTTGTTATAAGTCCCATTTAATCTACCTTTTAAAATCCATCCATCTTACAGGAGTATCTCGCACAATAATGTCTTCATATTCTACAACTTTTAAGATTTCGTTAATGTCAGATGATCCATATATTTTTAAACCGATGCTTAAGAATTTATTTATTTTATCTGAAAAGTACCTATCTAACATTTTATGCACTGTACCCCCTTCTCATCGACAATGGACTTGTCGCATACCTGAGAGAATCTATCCAGTGATCGTTACCATCTGGATAATCTGCGATAACTTCTCCATTGCTATCTACTTCGTGTTCATAATTGATAATTTCCTTGTATGCTCTCGGCGTTCGTGCCGGATCAATGACTAATGTTCGGCACTGTAACCACTCAAAAGTATATTTGCGGCTTCCCGGTGTAACAATAGCCCTACGTGCTGGAAGCCCTGCATCTCGGAAGTCAATAATGCTTTCTTCTTCATCAACTCCGCAAGATATTGAATAATCATCGTATCCCTTTTGTTTTATCTGGCCAGCCATTACTGTATTTCGAATTTTACATCCGCCAAGCTCATCCAGCAGGATAACTTTGTCCTGATTAGGCACATAAGCCACACGAATAAACGCTTTGGGATCCGGGTACCATCCCCAGTCTTGTCCCTGATAGATACTTTGATACTTCTGAATTTCTTCGTCTGGAATCGTTCGGATTTCCAACAACTCAAAGATATTTGTACCGAGTCCGACAGGTAATCCAAGATATTCATGCTGATAGGCTCTTGGATTTGTCTTTTTAAGATGCTCCGCATCATCAATAAATTGCTGTCCAAGCCATTCAACAGGAACTGATCTGTAATCGCTCTTATGCCTGTAGCTGTCGTCTCGTGGCTCTTCTACATACACATTCGCCCAGTTACTCCGGCTAATTGGCGGATTGAATGTCTTAAATACAACAAACTTACTGCCGCCTCGAAGGACTGACTGCTGCACTGTACGAATTTCTTCAATGCCCGAAAATTCGTCAAGTTCCTCGAACCAGAGATACTTGAAATATCCCTTGCTTGCTTTAATAGATTTAGTCTTTTTTGCCTTGTCCAGTCCTCTGAATATGATTTTCTGTCCAGTAGGCTTATAAGTGTACTGCATAGGGCTTACACTGGTGTCCCATAGTTCATTGACTCCGAGTGCGTCAATTCCCCATGCTATCTGTTCATAAACGGATTCTCGAAGTGTGTTTCCAACTTTACGGAAGATAACAGCATTTGACATTATACCGTTCTCTGCGTCCTGCATCATCAGGAAAGGAATCATTACACCTACAAAAGATGATTTAGTAGATCCGCGCCCACCATACAAATCATAATAGGTGTGTTTTCCGTCCAAAATGTCCCAGAACACATTGTAAAAGGCAGGAGCTATAATTTCATCCAGATTAATCGGATTCTCATTCATTCTGTTTCTCCGGCCTTGGAATGTTATTCACAATCGTAATCTTTCCATCTCCAGAATCATCATTTTTCTTATCAGCATCCCATCCCTTAAAATTATTTCTCAAGCTGAACTGAGCGCCATTTGAACCATCACGATCAAATAGCCTTTCCTCTGCGTACTGTTCTACTCTGGCTTTCGCGCGCGTAATCGTGTCATTAAACTCTGGTTTTGCTTGATAATTCAAAAGCGCCTGTCTGCTTGCAAATCCAAGTGCCAATGCCAATCCTGTAATCGTTGGAGGATGAACGTCTGCAAAAACTGGTGAGCCAAATTTATTAAATACCTGCTTGCCTTTGCTATCAGTCAAAGGATATCCTTTACAATCCTCAAAATATTTTTCGATTTTTTTTTCAATTTCATCCACCGTTTTATACATGGGCGGTTTTCCCATTGGCATTCCCACATTCTCACCTCCAAACATAAAACGCCCTAGCATAGTTATAGTTATATATACTATAATACCATACTAGGGCGTACATAGCTCTCTACCACTTTTATAAATTTTTAAGTTTTTTAAAGTCTGCCAATCAATTTGGCCAGATGATAGTATTCCGCCATGACCTTGCGTTTGTAGCCATAAAAGTCATTCTCCGTTGCAGGAACCGTTCTGATCTTCTCCATCGTTCGATAGCCGATACTGTTCACAATGCTGTCATAGATTTGCGATTCAATGCCGGGTGCATATTTGATAGATACCTGTAACAGATTGTATTTGTCGCTTTCGCTAAGATTCCGCAAGTGGCTTTGTAATGTCGGTACATCATCCGGCGGTACTCCGTAGTCAATCAGTGTTGCCTTCCTTAACTTCATTTATTTCACCTTCTTCGTTCAGACTCCAGTCACATGGTATGCCTTGAAAACATTCTGGACAGTGCTCGTAGAATCCGCATCCTTTGCAATCCGCCGGCTGTCCAGTGCAATATTGCTGTAGTACGTGGTATGCCGATATAGCAAGGTTTGGCGTTATGTCTGGTGTAGGTTTGCTATTCATTTCTCCATCTCCTCCAGTTTCTTTACCGTTTTCCTGTAATCTCTGTTTGCAGACCGAAACATCATCAGAAGTATTTCAGATACAGGCCTCGCTCTGTTGGCTCGTTTGGCTTTCTTGGCACATATAAGTTCGTTTCCTTCTGGGACATATATTCCTACATGATACGGGATTTTCAAAAATACTGTTGCAGCTAATTCCCCTGGCATAACCAAATAATTGTAATCTCCAATGAAATTCAATCCATGGCCAGATTTGAAATCTTCAATAGATGACTTGATTTCATAGCAATAGCAATCACCTTTTTCTATCCCGGAAACACTATTGTTCACTGGAACAAATTTCATATAGTCCACTCTAACTGCATGGTTTGTAGAATAATCAAACGTCACCTCTTTTGCCCAGTAGATACGAGGATCGTTGTTCGGATTGATTTTCTTTTCAATCATGGTTGATAATTCTGCCGTAATCTCAGGCCTTGTCATTCTTCATCTCCTCCAACTTCTTCTCAGCTTCTTCACGGGTGAGGAATACGGTTTTGTCAAGTTCATTATAATAATTGCAAAATAGCATAAATTGCAGATTGTTTTCTACGATATAAAATTTCTTTTCAGAATCACAATCGCAGTTACAATTATAATTCTCACAATCAATAACTGTTTCTCCAAATTTACTACATTCCGTATATTCATAAGTTATTCGATATACTTTTTTAAATAAATCATCTGGCAATTTCACAAGCAAACCCTGTTCTTCTAAGTCTTTATAAGATTTCAGTTCTTCTAGCAGCTCTGCAACATCTTTCAACCAATACAATCCTCCATCTTCAAAACAACATTCATAAGTATCTTGATAATACGGGCATCCAACCGCTTCCTTGTCGCTGATAGGATCTCTTAAATCCTTGCCAGTTCCACAGACAATGCGTTTATACTCATCATCCATATGTATGAAGTTTTCGTGGTCTGCATAGCAACCACCTCCTGTATCTTGACTGGCAACACATCTAAGTGCTTTTATCGTATCGTCAAGTGTTAATCTCTCCATCTACTTCACCTCTTATCGCTTACTTTTTATCGCTTGTTTTCATCGCTTGTTTCTGTAATTTCTCTCAAGCAGGCATTCCAACCAACCGCAATAATATCTTTTTGTGATTCTACATTGTCATTCGGAACGATATACTCTTTTTTCTCCGGCAATGGCTTCAATGGACACCATTTAGGTCTTGATTTGCTTTCGTAATCATAATGTTCTTCTGTCATCAGAATTGCATCATAATATAAACAGTCAGCTAATTCACAGCATCCCTCATATTCAAGATTTCCACAATATTCAGTTCCGAACGGGCAGCCATAACAATTTTCTGGCGTGTCAATCACTAATACTGATTTGCTCATTCAACTCCACCGCCTTTCACAATTTCTATCGCCCTGCTCAGTCCAGCATTGTATCCTTGATGTACATCAGATAAGATACATTCGGATTCGATGAATTTATCTCTTTTCAATTCGCCAACAACCTTGTCCACATCAAAAGCTGTCGGCTGTTCGTCAACAGCTTCACATATAATTTCCGGGCTAAATGTTTCTCTCCCTGTGTTTAAAGAACTATTAATTGCTTCTTTCAGTTTATCTGCATTAATCAACCTCATAATCCTCACACTCCTCCGCATATTCATAACTGTCCATATCATCGCATCTGCACTGGCAGGAATCCTGATTGGTACAGTAGATGCAGCACTCTGTTTCGCCGTCCGGACAGTCTAATTTACATCTTCCCATTAATCCGGTCACCCTCCTTTTCGAAATAAATGTATCTGCTGTTTTTCTTGACCGGCTTTGATGTATCAATCCAATACTTTACCTCGAGTAAAGCTTGCCAAGATTTAAACTCTTTTAGCGTGACCTTGAATCTGGTGTAGGTCTTTCCATCTTTTTTAAAAATTGACATTTCCATGTTCAGTCCTCCTTATATGGCTCTGGATAGTCCATCCATGCAACTACTGTTCCCCTTAAAACTTTTTTATCCGTTCTCCAAATTCCATCAGTAGTATGTGCCTGCTCTACTAACATTATCCCATCATCGAACATGACGGTAGCAATCACATATTTAGATGTTTTTTCGAACATTCCTCTTTTCCAGTTATCCGTTCCTTTGAATTTTGCAAATATAGAATCATGTTCTTCCGGCAATCTCTCTTTTACTGGAATCCAACAATTTTCTTTCTCATCATCCATATTTTCGATATAACCCATGATTTTAAGTCCCAACTCGTAAGCTGTTCCCTCAAAAGGTCTTCCATAAGGATTTATTGTCCTTTTTATGTAATCGTATATTTTATGTTTATCACTCATACTTTCACCTCAGAATCCGCTGGCATCTGAAAAACCATTTTATTCATAAGCACTTCTCCAATAGCTTCATCCAAAAGTTCATTTTCTTTCGATGCTGACGCTTCTGCGAACATCTTTCCGATATTTGGCACTGTCATTGGAATCAACTCTGCGTCTGCATAGGCTTCCTGGATCATATCCAGTACTTTCATGACTTTTGTTTTGGTGGAATAATGACCCAATAAAATATATTCGTCTTCTCCTGGATTCATCTGGCTCCAACAAATGATTTCTTTACCATTGATATTGTTGATGTTTATAACAATATTCTCAAACTTTACCAGAGACATCTTATTCTGACTTCTGATTAACATTTTGTGTCCTCCTTATCGTTCGCTCTTTTATTCCATGCTTCTATTGCATATTCGGGATTGTTATAATGTCCTGTACCGCAAAGACAGTTACCGCATTTTACAAGATACTGAGCATTACCTAAATATCCAATTTCATCATCGGTAAAAATTTGCGCCTCTTCTCCGCAAAACGGACAAGGTTTTAATTTATCCATTACGTCCTCACTTTCCATAACCTTTCAGAATTTCTGCAACTGCATTAATGTGTTCTGATAATGCGTCTAAATCTTCATCTTTAATTATTCTCAGACCACGGCTCGACTTAAAATCTTCAATGGTATATACACCATCTCTGATTTCCTTAAATTTCTTTGCCATTTCACTTTCTTTTATGGCTTCGGAATCATATTTATAAAATGTCTCATATTTATCGTGCTCTCCGAACTTGTCGGTTTCGATTTTGGTTCGTTTAGGAGTTATGCGAATGATCTTTGTCGGATACACCATGACGTGTCTAAAACTTGTTGCCCATCCGCACCGTACTTCTCTTGCAACTCCAACCACATCTCCAACTTTTAAATCATCTTTATTTATCGGGCTTAATTTTACTATTACCATTCTCTTGCCGTCCTCACTTTCCCCATGTAAGCAACTGACACGCTATTGTGCAGTCCTCCATGATTTCTGTGTTAATATTTCCTCTATCTGGTTCTAATTCATCAAGAAATACTCCGTTTATGCAGCTATGTCCGATTTCTCGCTCCTGCTTGGCTCTGCGCTCAAATACTTCTGGGAAATCTACTCTGATTTTATTCCAGTAGCCCATTCCGCCTTTCGGACAGCCTACGCAATTATTGTTCGGATAACCTAAATCGTACATAATCGGGCGTTTTAGTCCTAACCTGACTGCTATTCCGTGTGCTTCTTGCTTAGTTAATCCATGCTCAATAAGTGGAAACTCATGTTCGTAATCGCTCAACGCTTCGCATACTCTGTCTGCACGATTCTTTTCGTTCAGGTCATATCCCCATACATAAGTATGATGATCTGGATGCTCGCGTTCCCATTTCATACGAACCCTTTTCTTTAATTTGTCTGTGCAAGGCGCTCCAAATGGAGTATTGATGCATCTGGTTCTTTCAATCACATCATCCACACTGGAATATTCTTCTGACTGGATTATTGTTATCTTTCTTCCTAACAGTTTCTCACAATCATGCAAGAATCTCAGACTGTCTGGATGCTGATTTGATACATGAGTATAGATAATTTCGTCAACATCCTTTGCCAGATAACACGCTACAAAACTGCTTATTCCTGTTGAAAACCAACATACTTTCATAACACCACGCTACAAATCCATGTATCGTGGATAAGGAACATAGGCTTCCCATGCTGACGGTCTGAAACTCACATAAGTCAAATATGCTATATGTGCGCTACTTCAAATTTCACCTTATCGAATCGCCAACGCAACTATTGTTCCCTTTATGTAATTTCTTTCACACCTTTAAATTACAACCTCGGTTTGCCGAGGATTCGTTATTCCTTTCTATGTTTAAACTTCATTTTTCTCCTATCCAAATGCTACCCGTCCGTTATTCTCCGGGATTCTTTAATACAATCCCTAACTCTTCTTTAATAGCGTCTACATAATCAATCCATTCCGCCAGACCGTCATTGATATAATCAGCAGCCCGGTCAAGCCCATTTCTGAATCTCTGACAGCGCTTCTCGCCAAAACCGAAATCATCATGCAGAACGGCGATTGACAATATTACAAATGAATCCGCTATAACCTCTTTTATCTTTTCTGACGCTTTATCAAGGTCTTTTACTGCCAGAGAGGTATGTATCCCGGTCACACCCCGGAACTTGCATTCCTGTTCGAGGGCTTCAATCCCGCCCTGTTTAACAATTCGTCTGGCAAGGTCAAGCCCGTCCTCCCTGCCCCGTTCATATTCACGCATTTTATTCATTGTGTTAGACCTCCACGCTTTTTTAGTATTCCCATCCAACAGCCCTCCTTATCTTCTGAGTCAGAATGTCAAACTGTAAGAATAATTCCCTGTCCTTACATTTCCTTGCTTTTATGTCACAGTCATAATCATTTATCTGATATTTCCCTTCTAACAGATCGCCATTATCCAGATATCTTTGAAAGACTCCTTTAGAAATCCCGAACCGTTCCAAAATTTCTATTCTACTCATACTGTCGACGAATGTACCATCTGCTGTAACAATGTCATAAAGTTTCATCTTGTCTCCTTACTTATCTTTCTTATTCCGTACCCAACTGGAGTATATGCTCTGTCGGTACTGGGGTGGTTCGTCTTGAGCAAACCATCATCAACCAGATTATTGATATGCTTCCAGACCGTAGCTCTCCCGGCATCCACCCTTTCAGAAATCTCTGTAATTGACGGTGCATATCCAACCAGTTTAATATAACTGACGATATACATATAAATTTCTTTCCTGAGAGCCTGTCCCTGTTCGTATCTATTCTTTGTGTTGTACGGCATTTTGATTCTCCTTTTCCAATTCTTTTGCCTTATTAAACATCTTGGAAAGATAATTCGAATAAGCAACAAGCATGTGATCTACAAATCCATTTTTGTTATATTTTTCAGATACAACATGGATCTGTTCAACTACCTGCTGCCAGTATTCATCTTTTGCCTCAATTCCGGCAGTCTGGAGGACCAGTGCCGGAAAGTCAATCTGTAAAAACTTTATGGTGTTCGGTATCTGCTCATGCGTCACTCTCATACTTACGCACCTTCTTCTACCTCAAAACTCTGTTCAAGAAGTCGCTCGTTATCCTTGCTAAACGCCTTTATATAGCTCTGTTTTATCGGTCTGATAAAATGTATGCCGTTAGCTGATTTAGCCCGGGAAACAGCCACATAGAACTGTCCAGGATCCCAACAGCAAGGGTCAATGTTGATTTTTTCAAATGTCTGTCCCTGTGATTTATGAATGCTGATTGCCCAGGCAAGTTTTACCGGGAACTGAGAGAAAGAGCCTACTTTCTTACGGACAATCTTCTCTTTCACGATCTTCCGACCATCCTTTTCTTGTTCGGATTCCTCAATAACCTGTTTCTCAATGTCTTTATTGTATCTATATAAGCTAACTGTTTTGCCCTTATCAGTTTTGATAACCAGATAAGATTCTTCAAATTCTCCGTTTTCCACAATTTTCTGAATGATGCCAATCGTTCCATTAACGTAGTTTCCAGACAAATCATTGACTGTAATCATCACTTTTGCACCGATGTTAAGAATTAAGTCCTCTCTGGCAAATGCAATGTTCTTAATATCGGCAGATGTTAGCTCGCCGTCAACTGCTGCATGAAACACTTTTTCGGTCTTTTTATCCAACTTGCCAAGGAAAGTATTGTTAATTCTGTCAGCTTCTGCATTAGTGCCAACCAAGAACGGCGCTTCCGGTATAACTTTGTCTGATTCGTTGTTCTCCAGATATGCAATGGATTTTCTAATATTGTTGCCATATTTAATATCATTCAGCACATACTTAAATCCCTCATCATTCTGCCTGCATACCTCATCAAGTTTGATATATTCAAATCCCATTTCTTTCCAGTATTCAGACATGAAAGCATATCCATGTTCATACTTTCCACCCTTTCCATAATCAGATCCATACATCCGACAGAGAATTTTTCGATCGTCTGTCGTAATAACTGGCGGAAGCTGGTAGAAATCACCTATCACGATTAACTGAATGTCTTCTTTGTCCTCTCCGATCAGAAGTCTGTCAACTGCTCTCTCTTCATTCTCCGTGATGATCGTCTTTGCAATCATATTGAACAAATCGAACCGGCACATGCTGATTTCATCAATGATAAGAACATCTGCTTCTTTCAGAAGTTCAGCTCTGGATTTCACCTTTTTCTTATAGTCCTCAAATTTAATTGAAATATTCAATGCTCGGTGTACGGTAGTTGCCCCATATCCGATATTATCCGCTGCAATTCCAGTAGTGGCGGATACCAGAATATTTTTACCAGCTTTTTCCGCCTCATCGATGAACGTTTGGATAACCGTTGTCTTGCCTGTTCCTGCGTCACCTGTCAGAAAAACATTACTGCCAGACAGCATTGTATCTAATGCATATCTTTGCTTTTTATTGAGATCGTCTTTTTTCATTTTGTAACCACTCCTTGTAATAATTATGTTAACTGAATATTTTTGCAATATTCAGTTAATTTTGTTATAATAAATCTAATTGCATATACTTTTTAATTTTGTAACCCGTGTGTAACCGGCTTTTTTAATCCACTGGTTACGCCACAAACCCTTATTTTATGTGGGCTTCAGAGGTGTGTAACCGTGTAACCAATGTAACCAAGGTTTTTATATAGGAGAATCACTAGAGTATATGTTTTTTATACACTCTCAAACTTTCTCCTATAGGATGTTTTTTTTCGTGTTACAACGGTTACATGGTTACAAATTACGAAAACGGAACATTTGTTTCGGCATCAGCTGGCAGAAAACCAGTTTCAATAACCTCATTTTCTTGCTCGTTTTCAAGACTTTTTATATCAACAATCTTTACCGCAATAAGCCTCATTACACTTCCACCGTCTCTTTTTAGTACCGTATCTCTTTTTCCTGTGTGCTTGATTAACTCTCGATTAATCGCCCAGGCCGAAAAGGCTTTTCTGGAGAATCCATTGTTCTTCAAAAGGTTTTCAAGAGGTTTCGGATAAAAATATACATATACATCTCCATATTCATCTGGCGTTTCCTTGAATCCCCACTGGTCACAGCTAAATTGCGCATCAAAGTGCTGCCCGTACACTGAGAGACTTTCAAGAATGAATTCATAGCATCTCTGACCTTCTGATACATCTTTCTTGCGTGTAGGTATGTCTACAACGTCCTCGACCGTCAGCTCACGTCCATCCTTAAATATGAAATCTGTAGCTAATTTGTCAGCCAGCAGAAGTGTAGATATTGCCATTACCTGCTTTGCTGGAAAGTCATATCCGTCAAAACCTTTCTCAATTTCGGCTTTCATTTCTTTCAGATCATCCGATGTGAACTGTTTGAGATTTCCAACGAACACTCTTCCAGCAAAGCCGTAGTTCTTCACGACAATGCCGTTAATCTCTGCTGGATTCTCGTAAATATCCTCGCAACATTCAATTTCAATAATTCTGTTGATAGCTCCGCCGGAATCTGCAAATTCCGAAATAGGGTTCTCACCGTTGCAAATAGTCACATTACTCCATGTATTTTCCTTAGCTGCTCCGAGGTCCTTATTTGAACGTGCTTTTCCTTTGCCAGAACAGAGATTGTAAATCAATGTTTCGTAGTTATCCCGGATATACTGAGAAGCGTTCTTCGAGTCATCGAGAATCATCGGAAAATTATTAAGCATATCTGCTCTGGTCTCCAATGATGTATCTGTTGATCGAAAGTTTCCAACGTAAGCTCCCGGCGCAGGATTTCCCCAAACAGAAGCAGCTATATTGATTGTTATTGTCTTTCCACCGCCTGTCTGTCCGTAGAAGTCCACGATAAACGGCAGCACATCAAGTGGCTGTATAAGAACACTTGCAAAAGATGCTGCCAGTGCTATTCGTGGTTCTAATCGTCCGCATGACCGTAGCTGCTTAGATAGAGTTACCCATTTGAAGTAATCTCCATTTTCCTGTATGCTTTGGAATAGTGTTTTAAAGCGGTATTCGCCATCAAAAACAATCGAAAGGTCGTAAGGGACAAATACATTGCCATGCCACCCCAACTTGCTTGTAGAGTGCTGTATGTCGATCATATCGGCATTGTACATTTCAACATCCGCCAGATACTTTACGAGAAGCCTTGCATTCTCTGAGTTGACCTGCACCCCGAACCTTGCAAGATTAGTTATTGCCCTGGAAGTCACAATGTCAATTTTTGGAACAGTTATTTCTGTCCAATATCCATCCCTTTTAAAAGCCACCGTGATCTGTTCCTCTCCTGTCTCGATGTTTTTTAGCCGACGTATCGGCATGATCGGGTGGTGACATACAAGTTCTCTTGCCTTAGATGTTTCAGAGGAAAATATTCCGTTCTCTGTAGCTATCCAGCTACCACAAGCCATGTTAGGATATTCCTTATCAACAGAATCAGGATAAAAGTTTGTGATGTTTTCAACTAACTGCATAGAACGATTTGCTTTTTCTTCTTTTTCCTTTTCCTGTTCTGCTTTCTGGAATTCCTTTATGAATTCTTCTGCTATGTGCTTCGCTTTTACACTTTTTGCCCGGTCCATCAGCTTAAACTTGATTTCTGAACGGTCAATTTTACTTTTTACCGAAAAAAGTTCTTCATACAGCTGCTTTTCCATAAAGTCTTGCGCTTGTAAATTTTCAATGTTTTCAAGAATTTTTCTCACCTCCTGACTTAACAGACAGCAATTCATGTCTGCTTTTTTCTTTCTCAAGATTAAACTGGCACATATACCACTCTTCTGAATCAGGAGGGAACGTTTTTAGTGCTGTTTCGTACATAAGTATGTTCTTTTCTACCTGCTCAATCTCGTTAGGATCCTGAACAGGGTTGTGTTTTTTTGATTTAATATCTCGCATTTCATGTCTGATCTGGTTGCGGCTTTTGCCTTTTTTTGATACATAAGTACCGCCCAGCTCAATAAATGCAGTGCTAAAAGGGACGGATTCGTATTGCATTACGAAATCAAACACATCACCGCCGATTCCACAACCGAAACAATAAAAGGAATCATCGTAAATCTTGCATGACGCTGACTTTTCCTTGTGAAAAGGGCAACATATAAATCCTGCTCTGTTCGGTTTTAGTCCATACCTGGAAAGTATCTCCGACATTTTCACCGACTGTTTGATTTCTTCTTTTGTCATGATAGCAGCTCCACGATTCGTCGCCCAGTTTCTTCTTTTGTACAGAATTCAAATCGGACGCCGTATTTATCTCTGATCGTGCAAAGAGATTTATATAGCTGGCAGCCGTCAACAGCCTTGTCAGATATCACAGTCTTTACTCTCTTGCCGTTTACAGTTCTCCAGATAACTTTATGTTTTCGGGGATTCTCCCAAAAATACACATCACCAACAGATTTAATATCTGGACCATGCTCGCATAGGATGATTAACTGTATACCTGCTTCACGCGCTCTAATCAGCTCCGCTTTGAATCTTTCATGCTGCTGGCATACATTTCCGCATAACTCCTGCAAATCCTTTTTGCGGTCAATACAGAGCTTTGCATTGTCCAAAGATTGATAGTCTCCGCAGTATAACTTTGATCGGAAATATTGTACTTCAAGGCTGTCAAACTGATTCTGAATCCGTTCCCATTCGTTTTTATGTTCACGTGTATCACATTGTATGACCAATCAGATCACATCCTTCTTGTATTTGTATTTTCCAAAGAATTCACTATACTGTTTTATAATCTCCCAACGATTTTCGTAACGATTCCACTTACTATTCTCTCCTACTCCTATTTGCGTTTTTCCGATGGTTGAACAGGAAGGAATTATTAATACCTTCCGATATGTTTCATCATCATTCAAACAATATAAAAGGAAGATGTCGCAAGTCGGATTTTTCTTTTCGAGGTTGAATGTAAATGCCTTTGAATTACAATTGTTTGTAAATTCCTTAGATACTTTTACGTCTATTTTTACACTGTTATCAGTAAGCAAATCATAAGGATGCCTTGAGCTTGTTTGAACACTATTCAATCCGACATTCTCGTAAATATCTGAAATTGCTTTTATTTCATATTTGTTTCCAAAAGTTGTATCAGAATATTTAAGAGGCAGTCCAAGTTTTTCAGCCCAATATACAGTCCCTTTATGCTTTGCAATCTTGCAAGCAAGGCTTTTGTTTCCAAAAACTTCTATCATTTCGGAATGAGTTGGAAAATGATCTAAATTCAATTTCTCAACAACTATCATGATATTTTCTTTGATAAGATCGTCGTTCCATGGTATTCCATGTGTATATCCCATTAACTCACCTCTATATTAATTGAACGGAAGGACATCATCTGCTACGCTATCCGGAATACTCATAAAGTCCGTACCTGCCGGACTTGCTCCCATGATAGCTTCTTCCTTCAGATGATCGTCATAGGCTTTTGTGGTACGCTCTTCTGGGATATCTGCATCCTTAATTCCCTCAATACTTCGGAACCATGCAAGCTTGTGACGTTTTACTTCTTTGTTATCGTACCAGTCTTTTTCAAGACGGAAGATTCCACCGATCAGCTTTCCTTTAAACTGCTGCCCGAAGTTATCGCCCCACTTAACGGCAAATCCCGGATTTGATTTTTCTACGCATGTGATAAATGTTTTAAGGTTACGGACACCATAATCTACACCCTCATCAATAACCATGTAATTAGTACCTGCATTCGGATATTTCTTGTCTGGACGGATATCGTTCTCAAACTGTTTCATGAAATAGCCGGCCTGTTCGTCTCCTTCTGCGAAATCAAACAAGATAACGAGCATATCGAGTCCACCCTGTGTTTTTTTCTCTGATATCTGCTTAATTACCATCTTATGACCACCAAGCTTAATTGGTTCAAATTCTCCTGCTGCCTGTGTAGTATCGTAATTATTTGGTTTCTGCATTGTCTGTTCCTCCTAATTCATAATAATCTCTGATAACCTTGTCAACTTCTGCAAGGTCGTTATCAATAGTTAAACTGTCAAACATCCCGATCGGGGACTTACTTACTGCTCCCTGGCTGGACTGAGTGACAAATAAGTGTTTTCCGCTTTCTTCAATACAGCGAAGAACGATGGTAAAAAGACCTTCCAAACAAATTTTTTCATCAAGTAGCTTTCCTATGGTCTTTGGTTTCACATCTCCAGAATCATCCTTTTCTTCGTGCATCATCATATATACAATTTTGTCCTGCGGTACTTTCGTAACTATAAACTGGATAAGATTCCAGAAATAATCACCAATGTCATTGTAAAGTGAAAATACTGCATTGCCTTTTCCGGCAGAAGCGTGTCCTCTCATAAAGTGGTTGGTGATAAGATATCCAGCATCATCAATCACAATAGAAGCTCTTCCGATCTCAATCAGGCATTTCATTACCTGCTGGTAATCATCTGTAAACCATCCGTCAATCTTTCCTTTGAACGGAAGCGGCTTATTTAATACTCTGATAAGGTTCCAATCGGAATTCTGACAGTTTCTAAGACTAGTACTTTTGCCGGATCCAGATTTTCCAATAATCAATACTGGTGTTGCCATTGCTATTCCTCCTTGTCATACACTACATACTTGCTGCCCTCAACGATCAGCAAGCTCGCAATATCCTTCATAGATAAAGTCGATTCATTATAGATTTCGACCAGTGCGTTGTATGCTTCTGGTGATACTTTCACAACAGGGTTGTCCTTATCGGTTGCCGGCTGCTTCTTTCTTGCCGGAATGCGGATTTCAAATTCACTCACCGATACTTTCCTCCTTATATGATTTCTGAGCCGTTAAAAGCCCATTTAAAGCCTGTACGTAGCTTGCCAACGTTCTTGCCTTGTACGAACTTTCAATGTAGTTATCAGCTACAAGGGAAAGCTGCTCGTCTATCAGGGCAAGGATTTCATTAATTCTCTCCTGCATCTTTTCCCACCTCACTAAAGAAACAGTAAACATTGTCAGAGCCATCTCCTCTCGCCGGATTCTGCTCGCCGTTTGAAAAGATCCCGCCAACACAATGATACTCAAGATGATTCAGATACATGTCGGGGTTCTCCCAGTCAAGAATGTATGCTTTCCGCCTGTTCAGTTCCTCTAAAAGTTCGTTCACTGTCGTTATCAGTTCCATTGTCGGCAGGAGTTTCAACTCCATCTGATTCAGCATTTAACGGACACCTCCCATCTATCAGAAGCTCCAATAAGAAAGCCTTGATTATTTTGAGACTTTCACGACTTTCTTTTTCATAAAACGGATTAAAAGATACATTCTGATACAAATCCCATTTAAATTTGCCTTCGGGAAGATTAATATCTTCCTTCCTTCTAAGTCCGTATGCGCTCATGCCATAAAATGAATAGTGGAATGTGGCACTTGCTGCTGGAACTTCGTTCGCGACTCTTTTGCAGAGTTCGTAAATTTCATCAATCTCTTTCTCGAACATCTTCTTATCCTCCTTATTTCCTACTGCCAGTCTGCTTTCATCTGGCGCACTGCCCATGCTGCCGAGATACCGAAAAAGATGTTCAGCCAGATAGGTATATCTACATATTTCCCGGCAAGCATACAAACAGCAATTAGCATATATTCTTTCATTTCATTTCTCCCAGAATCCACGCAAGGTTGCTCGCTACCAGTGCGGCGACTGTCACAATCCATGCAGTGAACCATCTTTTTGACTTTTTCTTACTTTCTTCGACAATTTCAGTCGCAAGTGCTACTTCGATGTCAGTCCATGTTGGCTGATTTTCGTTTCTAATTTCACTCATATCGTGCTAATTTCTCCTTATTTTTTCTTATTTGTCTTTACAATTAGCAGATAGAGAACTATAATGTATCTATCCACTAAGGTGTTTTAGTGGTGCAAAGCTCCGGGGCGGAGGCCCAATCTCCCTCCGGGGCACTCACTTATTAAGAGCAGCCTTACCTTTCCAGACATGTCCAGTTACTTCATAGACTTTCCTAGGGCTTATGATGTATGTGATTCGTCCACCGGAAAGGCTTTTTGCTGGCTTGTTATTCTGCACAGCCACGCCAATCGGCAACCATCCATACACAATCCCTGCCCGGATTGCTGTAATAGGAAGTCCGATCAGTTGACTCGCGTCGGCTACAGTCATATTCTCTGACGAGAACTCTGGCATCTGTGGAATGCCTGATATGATTCTCGCAACCTCTGCGGCGAACTGATGGACTTCTGCATTTTCTTTGATGTAAGTATCAACTTCACTCATTTCATGCTCCTTTCTTGCTTTCTTTCTGATCAGAAACATCTGGCTTATTCTCGGAAAAACTTTCCGTCTTACCAAGAATGTATCCCTTGTCAAATTCTGACATATTAGGAATCGCTTCTTTCAGCTTTTCTACGATTCTTTTTTCTTTTTCTGACATGATTTTCTCCTTTCAGTTTATAGTCTTGCTTCGCTTGGACACCTGACTTTGAACCTGTCATCATCAGCACCAGTAGGTTATCTCTGGTGGACGGTCATTCCTGACCGTTTCGGCTATCCGTTTATTACTGCATTTATGGTATCCCATGCCTGTTGATAGCTTCTTAATACTTCGCCCTTGTGTGGACCTGCGGGAATAACGTAACCCCACTTCGGAGTGCCGATTCTATCAGTTATCATTTTTTCATCAGGCACATATTTCATTTTAAATGTCCTGAATGTTTCCATTACGCGTCGCTTATACTGTTTCTTTGTCATATCTATTACCTCTTTTCTTAAATTTCTGAAATAAGTCCTTCAGCTTCTTCTAAGTTATCAAATGCTTCTTCGATATCTGAAATATACTCTTCCATCTGCTCGCCACGCTCACCATACTGAAAACTTTCTGGCAGATTATCGAATGCGTCCTGTTCTTCATCTTTAACTTCTTCTAAAATGTCTTTAGCTTGCGAGATCAGATCAAGTGCCTCAGCCAATCTCTTTCTTCTGGTTTTATTCATATCCTTTTCCTCTCTTTCTTGCGTTGCTTTGTTTACCTTGTAAACACAGTATAGTCCCTCAGGCAACATTTGTCAATACCTTTTTGTTGACTTTGTAAACATTTTATGATATTATATTTTCAGAAAGGAGGAATTAAATTGAAAGACAGGTTTAAAGAGTTGCGAAAAGAATTAAACGTAACTCAGCAAGAATTTGCAGACAAACTAAAGATAAGTAGGAATTTTGTAGCGCAAATTGAAATGGGAAGCAAAGTTCCGTCAGATCGGACTATTGATGATGTTTGCAGAGAATTTAACGTAAACGAAGAATGGCTAAGAAATGGAACTGGAGAAATGTTTCAGCCAGAGAATAAAAACGATGAAATTTCTAAGTTGTTCGGAAATGTTCTAAAGTCTAGTGATGATGATTTTAAATACCGTCTCATCAATGCTCTAGCAAAGCTAGATGATTCTGGATGGGATAACTTAGAAAAGCTCCTAGACACGATTTACGAAAAGAAATGAGAAAATAGCCAAGGGCAATGCGCAAACCCTTGGCTTTTCTTTTTAACTGATTAATGTTTTTATGAAAATGTATATCGACCTCAGCCAACATCTGTTTTCTATCTTTTGTATCATTTCAATAATCTCTTTCTTATAATCCATAATAACCCTCCCTGTCGCAACTACCGCCTACACTACAGTATATGTTCGGCTGTGGGAAATAGAACCGAACATTAGTTCGCTTTTGCTATTATACCACCTATTCCGACTCTTGGCAACTGCCAATGATATACATGAACTCTCGCTATTTTATAAAAAAAAACATTTCTTATTCATCTAAATCACTCTATTTCGTTCTAAATCTTTACAATATGCTCTTAAAATGATAAAATAAAAATACCACGAATAACCGTACTTTACATAATATTGCAAAATCAGCGGTACAAAATACATAATCCGCATAAAAAGTGCGAAGCGTGGCGAAAACATATCAGGAGGGTGTTTATCATGAATGAAAAGAAAAAATATTGTAAGCACTGCGGAGAACTTATTGACGACGACTGCGTAGTGTGTCCTAAGTGCGGAAAACAAGTAGAGCAGTTGACTTCTAACAACAGAGACATCATCATTAATAATTCTGCATCTTCCTCTGCGTCCTCAGCGGCGAGTTCAGGTACACCGTATATAAAGCGGAAAATGCCATGGTATTTAAGTTGGTTTTGGATTTTTATTTTAGGAATCTTCACTGGTGGAATTTATTGGATTGTAGGAATTGTAATGAGAGTAAATTGGAAATCACATAATTAAATAAAAAAACCGCCCCGGCATTGGCGTACCGAGACGGCGTTTATACATCTCCGAAGAAATGTAATATTCTGGCAAAACATATTGTATCATCTTCGGAGCAGTCGAACAAGACAGAAAATTTGTTCGGCTGTTATTTTTATACTCAAAACAACCACTTAAAGAAAAGAGGAATAAAAATGGCGAAGAAAAGAAAGAAATATCCAAAACTGCCGAATAACTTTGGCTCTATCCGGTATCTTGGCAAGAACCGGAGAAATTGTTTTGCGGTACATCCGCCAGCTACACTGGACGCAACAGGAAAACCCGTCCGACCGCCTGCAATCTGCTATGTAGACGACTGGATTAAAGGATTTACTGTACTGACCGCATACAAGGCAGGAACATATCAGCCAGGGATGGAACGAGACCTTGAGATATCACCTACAACCGACATAGATGCTCTTATAAGCCGCTTGATTGCTGACTACAACACAATCAAGGGTGTCGAGGATAAACACCCGGAAATCAAGAAATTGACGTTTTCAGAGGTATATAAGAAGTTTTACGCATGGAAATTTCCAGAGGGTTCAAAACTTTCTTATAGTTCAAAAATAGCTTACCAGACCGCTTACTCGAACTGCACGACTCTGTACAATCGTATCTTTGAGGATTTAAAAGCGCCTGATCTGCAAAAGGTAATTGATGACTGCCCGTTAAAGCGTCAGAGCCTTATGGCAATTCTTACGCTGTTCAAGCAGATGTATAAATATGCTGTTTACTCAGAAATCGTAACGGAAAATAAGGCGTTATATGTCCATGTCAACGCTGATAATGACACCGAACATGGAACGCCATTTTCTGATCAGGAGATGCAAGTGCTGTGGAATAATGCCGACGATCCAGAAGTGCAGCTCATTCTTATCATGTGCTATTCTGGCTGGCGAATCGGGGAAGTGTTAAAACTCACAACCAACCTGGAAGAGAAATACTTTCAAGGTGGAATCAAAACAAAAGCCGGTAAAAACAGAATTGTTCCGATACATTCTGCTATATACCGTTTTGTCGAACAGAAAGTACTGACACAAGATGGTAAACTATGCGTATATACTCAGCAACACCACAGAAAAGCATTATTCTATCCTACACTGGAACGATTAAAAATAGTCGGCGATCCGAAACACACACCACACGACTGTCGACACACCTTTTCCGCACTGTGTGAAAAATATGGCGTCCGTGAGAATGACCGAAAGCGAATGCTCGGCCACTCCTTTGGCGGAGATGTTACAAATGCTGTGTACGGCCACAGGACACTGGAAGAACTTCGGACAGAAATAGAAAAGATAAAAGTTCCATTTGTGACTAACTGTGACTAACGGAACCTATTTTAATCTTTCTAAAACAACCGAAATATCATTATCGAAATGCCGGAAACCCTATTAAAATCAACGTTT